TTGTAGCCACCTTTGCCACCTTTCTTGCCACCGCAAGATCCTTTACCTTTATGCGGCATTACTTTTTACCTCTGCGTAGTTTCTTGAGATCTTTTGCGTCGATCTTGTTTGGGTTACCGGCCATCCGTGCAATTGTTTTTTGCTTAGGGCTAAGTGGCTTTTTCTTCTTTGCAGGCGGACGGCCCACCTTTGATCCGTATGTTCCAGGTCCGTAAGGCATGGTTAAAATTCAATGTCAGAGTTTTCAAGTTTCATCAAAACGTCATCTCGATAAGCAGGGTCAGTGTCATAGCGTGGGTCTGCCATAGCCGCTACGAGTTCCGCTTGACTACGGAATGCATTAGTAGACGTTGGCGCTGATTCGCCACCAGTCAACAGCTCTCCGTCATATCCTTGCGAGTCGCTGAATCGTCCCATCAAGGCTTGTACGGCAAAGAAACAAGCAGCTGGGTCGCCGCCGTCAATGACAGCGTCAAAGAGATCAATCTCTTCTTCACTGAAATTGTTTTGCGCCCACTCCAGCATCTCACCGTATGCTTGTTCTCCGCCTGCCATTTCTTGTAGAGCTTCTACATCCTCATCAGTAAGACCATCAACTTGTTCGCTGTCTTCGTCGTACTCTTCAGAAACCTGCTCTACATCTTCTTCAACTTCTTCCTCTTGTTCTCGGCTACCTAGTTTTTTTTGTAGCTCTAGGTATGCCTCTTCGAGTTGCTCAGGAGAATTATATTTACCAGCAAGCAATGATTCTTGCTCTTGCTCCATTTGCTCACCGATCTGCAGAGACTCTTGTTCGTCTGCAGTCAGACCTTCAGTGATGTCTTCACCATTGATGGTAAGTTCTTCTGCCATGGGTGGTTGTTATTCTGGGGTTTGTTGTTGTAATACTTGTGGAGGTACAGGAGCTTCACCTTGTTCGCCGGGGTCTTCCTGTGCAATCTGTGCAAACTTGCTTGCCTGCTTAGTAAGCTCCAGTTGGTTCTGTTGCTCTGCAGCTTGCTCTTGTTCAGCTTGACGTTCCTCCATACCGCGAACCAAATTCAAAGTGTCAATGCCTTGCGAAGCAGCCAGGCGTTTGATAACTTCTTCAGGATTGATATACTGAGCGATTGCATCGCCGCCCATTGTCTGTGCAATAGTTTGCATGAACATGCCGAGCGACTCTCTATCTTGGCCGCGACCTAGTGCATTGACACCAGCAACAATAGTTGGCTTTACCAGATTCTTAGGCAGCCTAGGAATGTCGCCTGACTTTTGTGATACAGACAGCTTGCGGTTTAGATAAGGAACAAGGAACTCAACAGTCAGCAGACTAAACAATCCACCGAGCTGTTGCTCTAGTTCCATCTGTGTCATACGCACTTCCTCAGCTGTTGTTCGTTCACTGTTGCGAACCTGCATCACGAGGAAGGCACTATTTACACGTCGCTCAAGCTGTTGAATCATCTGATATGCAGTGTTGAAGTCAGCAGTTTTACCGACCTGCACTACACCAATATCATCTGGCCTACCCTGAACAATCGCACCGTTTCCAGCTTTTGCTAATGTGCTTGGCTTAGTTGTAGCAGAAGGACTGACAGTAAATACAACCTTTGCTGCTGCAGCTGAGCCTTCAATAATTGCTTGGCTGAGTGCATCTAAAGACTGCAAATCACCCATGAATTCTTCTACTCTGCCGCGACCGTATGGTTCATTGTCTACACAATTGAACCTGAGTGCCAACCAAGGATTTGTATCTAGTGGTGATTTACCTTGTGACCTAGGTATAACTTTTCCATATACTTCCTGGTGCCAAATAAACCTATTGTTGTCACGACGCACATGCGTATAGACATCACACTGATTGTTTTGTCCAGTGCCAACATAGCTTTCGTCGTTGCGCTTATCAAGTACCTTAAGGTCAGGAACTAGCGCCTCAACAATCTTTTTGTTGACCCGTTCTTTTGTTACAATCTCAATTACATTGCCTAGACCATCTCTATCTACAACATACCGATTCAAAGGATATAACTTAAGCTTATCTTTTGCCATGTAGATCAAAGCATTTCCAGCTACAACCAGATGCTTCATTGCCTGATGGACTACGACGCGATCGTCAGAAGCAGCAATAGCTTCCATCATGGTGCGTTCAATTTTAGAAAATGACAGGTCAAGTTCACTACGAACTTGCGGGTCAATGTCTTGATCCATCAAACCCGCTTCATCTAGCTGTAGTTTGAAGAAGCTTGTTTGCGGCGGGAGCAGTGCAAGCATCAGCTTGCTTGCCAAGGTGCTGACACCAGCACTACCAGCCGATTGGAAAGGAGTCAGCAACGTCTTATGTGCGCTGTTGTCCTCGTCTTGTTTGATCAGGTATGGCAACGTCAGCTTTGAAGCATCGATTGCGGTGTGTAGAAATTGGTTTCGGTCAGAACTGAGAGCTTCGTATCGTGTTTGAGCTGTCATGTTACGTGACTAAATACTGTTCTCCTTTTTTTTTCAATTTGTCTTCGTTTACCGAAGGCGGTTTTGTAAGCTTTTGCTTCGTCATCTTCAACGAAGCTTTGTAATCAGTAGCGCCGCCAAGGCTTGTACGTAGTTTGTCTAGGACTTTAGAATAAGGTGCTTTAACTTTATCGAAGTTTGGAGTCTTTGGACTTGTAGACTTCAACATTTTTTGAGTCATCTTCATATTCTTTTCAGTACCATCCTTACCCATATTGCCCAGGTATCTTTCAGCAATACGTGATCGCATCGACTTAAAGTATTCATTACGTCCTAGCTTGTCATATTGTTTGACAGACTTAGGACGCTTACCAATATCCTTGATACCCAGCTTCATACGTTCAGGTCCCTTGTACTCAGCTGCTAACTTGTTGAACCTAGTGCTGACTTTTTCTCGGGCTTTCTTCCTGTCAAAGTTTTTGCTGAGATTGGGTCGCTCAGATTTAGGCGGTGCTTTTTTTACTTTAATAAATGCAGTTTGTTTGTCTGCAGCTTTTTGTGCTTTTTTTGTAATTTTTAGTTTAGTATTACTTGTAAGTTTTTTAATTCTTTTGTCTTTTACCCCTTTAGAAACTAGCTTTTTAATCTCTTTCTTTGTGACTTTATCGTCAGCTTTCACTTTTTTGATTAGAGATTTATTGGTGTCTTTTCTAATTTTTAGTTTAGTATTACTTGTAAGTTTTTTAATTCTTTTATCTTTTACTCCTTTAGAAGCTAGCTTTTTAATCTCTCTCTTTGTGACTACACCGTCAGCTTTTACTTTTTTGAGTAGAGATTTATTTTTGTTATTGGTTTTTTTTGTTTGATTAGAAGCTGTTCTTGTTTTAGTAGCTTTCCTGAAAATCTGCCTGACTTCTTTTCTTTGATTTACTTTTTTGCTTATTTTGATTTTGCTGCCGCGAGCGCTTTTTCTCAGTTTCTGTAGTTGTTTTTTTGAACCACCGGCCTTAGCAACTTTTAGTAGCTCTCTTTTGGTCAGCTTTTCATCTTTAAGAGCCCTTCTCGTTCGTTTACGAGCTTTAGATCCTTTGTCAAAAATCTTTTTTAGTTTCTTTTTCGACTTTTTACGTCTAGCCATCGTTGTTTTCTAGTCGGTTTACTAGCCACTCGACAACTGATCGTTGACCGGAGCGGTACATAATCTTTTCGATTGTGTCTTCAGGAGAGGGTGTGAGTGGTGGAAACCTCTCTTCCATTTGTGCCAAGACTGCCCGTGCTTCCATGCCAAAGGCTTCAAGCATATTGGGGGAGATTCCTTGCATCATGTTCAAAGAACGCCGGCATTCTGCCTGCTTTAGTTTCGGTCAGTTGTGGTGCCTTCCCTTGATACATCAAATTATTAGATGATTCAAGCCAGAAGCGTTTGTTCAAATACTTGTCTGGGTTTGTAGCAGACAGTGGCTGCATCACCCAATGAATCGTGGCCAGGCGGAGGCGATCAAGACTGTCACTGATATCAAGCCCCAACTCCCTACAAATAAGGGAATTAGAAGATACGTGGATAACTTCGTCTCGTGACACGTCGGCCGATGCTCCTCTAAATCCTGCATCTCCGTTAAACCTCATCAGGGGTAAAAGACAAAAAAAGATTGACCGTTCAGCTACCATAGCTTTTACAATAGTGTGGTCTGGATGTGCAATCCATGCATCACGAATACGCAATGCTTCTGCTTCATCCTTTTCATTCACGCCGTGTGCATCGGCAATATATCCCAATGCAATATCGTGACGCTCTTCATCTTTTACATTAGACAAAAGCAGTTCTCTTGCTGCATCAGGTACATTTTTCTCAAGAGCATCTGTGATGAAGTCACCTACAGGCAACTCCATGTGACGCAACGCCAACGCTCTAGACAAGACTTCTTCTGATCCTTCACGGACCTTGCCTTTCACAGGACGCACAGGACTCCAAGTGCGTTTCTTTTCGATTAGTTTTTGATAGGGGTTTTTCATTCTTGGCAATCACATTGCATAGTATTAGATTCAGTGGGTGTTTCTTTTGTGAATAGGTCTGCGATATAGTCATCAATCTCTTTTTCATCTAAGAGCGCATACGCACTCGACTTGTCTTGGATATTCGACATGACCTGAAGTGCATAGTACAAAGATGTCTGTGGTGAATCAAGCCAGTCCTCGATGAAGGCTTCGTTCATCTCTACCATGTCACTCCACCAATTCATAGAGTAGCCGTGCAGCAGTCCGGTCTTATCTAACATCTTCATGATTTCGTCTGCTACTTTACGGAATACTGTGTAAGTGACTTCTTCTGCAATTTCTACGTCGCCGTACTCATAAGTGCTGACACCGAACGTGCCTGAGTCTCTGTCTACAGTACGTGAGATCGGCGGCGCAATCTCTGGTGCTGATGTGAAGCCGTCTAGATCTTTAGACCTATAGGAGCAGCTAGCTGTAGGAGCGATAGCGAAGGCTCTATCCATGTTGTAAGACCTTGCAATTTCTGCCGATTGGTTGATTCCCTTCTGCAGTTGCAAAGCTAATTCGTATGCAGGTGATGCAACAACTTGTCCAGTGTTGACATACTCCAATGCTCGACCGAACTGTTCGTACGTGATTCCGTACCGGCGCAAAAGGTTTGCCAATCCGAGCATCCCAAGTCCAACTTGGCGGTCTACTTCAGGCGACAAGTATTCTCCAGATTCACCAACACCAGTCTTGCCATGTAACTCACAAAGCTCTGTCATTCCTTGAGTGAAGGCATTAGGAATATCATCAAAATCACAAGCTCCTAATGATACGTGTTGGAGCAAACAAGTGCCCCTGTGTTGTATATATACCTCTAAACATACGTTACCAAAAACTTGTTCACCCAGCTTATTGTATTTAATTTTGTTCAACCAGATGTCACCGCTTTTAATGCCAAACAGAAGGGCATCCTTGACTTCTGCTGGCGCAGCATTCCACATGTCTTCATCGAGATCAACACATCGTTTGACCCAAGGAAGTTCATCGCGGGGTGTAGTGATGAACTCCATAATATCGTCATTTTCAAGATTTATATGCAGGACAATCGCTCCTGATTTGTATAAACCACCGCGCCTCAAAGTTTCATTTATCGAAGAAAGTATTTTTCCGAATGATACTGGGCCTGAGCTAACCAAGCCCTTGCCGTTGTCTGTGTTTTTTGGTCTGAGTTTTGAGAGATGCACTGCAACACCCGCAGCATTTCTGAGCGCGAATGAGGCGTAGATCCAGCTAGATTGAATGCCATCGCGACCCTCCATTGAATCTAAACAGTCGAAAACTGTACAGCTAACAGGGAGTCGTCCATCGGGATTGTCAATCCAATCTTGTACCCTACCAGTTCTAGCAATCAAACTTGTCATTGAACTAAATCGTCTAAGTTGGGTGGTTCGTAGTTTGGACCTTTCAGGATCTTTCCGTCTGATCTTTTGATCGGCTTTCCATCAAGTCCTAGTTTGCTGAGATTAGATAGATGAACACGCTTCAGCGCTTCTTCTAGATCCCAGTCGGCATTTTCTGAGTATTGAAAGGCTACATATACAAGATCAGCTAGCTCCTTCAAAGTTTCTTGGTCTGTCTTCTTCCTGTGTGCTTCACAGAATTCGTGATATTCCTCACGAATCAGATCCAGTTGCATCTCGCGATGATTCCCCCCACTCGGCACGCCGTAAGCGGTACGGAACTGCTGAGCCATGTCGGAAAGGCTCGATTTCTGTAGGTGGTGTTGGTGTGTGTTGCAGCTCATTTTCAATATAGTTGATAGCTTTTTTAAGGTCTCCCGCTTTCGTTTCAGCATTCTTGTAACCGGCTCGGCAAATATACTTAAGTGCTGCGCCGAGATGATAGTTAAGATCTTGGTCACGAATAAAGTCCCAGACTTCTATTTCTCCGCGGGTGTAATAGCTGGGTGAATCGGCCATTGTTTTACTAAATTACTAACGGTGTTACTGAGAGCAAAGCATTGACGTTGCAATGCCATGAATAATGTGATGATGTCTTTCTTGTCTGCCTTGTCCAGCAGATCGTCAAGACGCCGGAGTTTGAACTCCTGTTCCATCGTCAATTCGATAATCGGCGGTGGGGGTCCAGGGAATGACCCGTTGGTTTGCTGTGTCATAGTCTGTAGCTGTAAGGATTCTTGCTAGGCGAGCATTCATCAATGCATCCTCTTCGTCTAATTCCTTAGACTTGAATGTCTTAACAACTGTCTCCCAGCTGTAACCTTCTTTTTCAAAAATAGTAACTGCTCTTTTCACGCCGATTCCGGGGATTCCGCCATAGCCATCGGTTTGGTCTCCGGCCATTGTTTGAATCAAATGCCACCTAGCACCATCGTCTTCAGTGACAAGCGTTGTTTCCTTCATGTTGTAAACCCTGCCTGGAATCTGCATTAGATCCTTATCAGGTGACACGATTATGTTTCCAGGGTTTGCCGTTGCATAGATGCCCATTGCATCGTCTGCCTCAAGCTCTGGCATACGGATGACTTCATACGTCTTGGTCAGCTCATTGATTACGCGAACGTAACCACAAGGCTTTTTACGGTTGCGGTTACCTTTGTAATCGCTGTAAATTTTCTTTCTGAAATTTTTTGAGTCGCTAAAGAACAGAATTGGTTCAGGTTGGTCCCACATAAATGCTTCGAGGATCTTACCGATCTCCTTAAGCACATTTGTGTACGCATCGCTAAACTTGCTGGTTACCATGATCACATCATCACCCCAGTCAATCTCAGTCTCAGCTGCTGCGCATGACTTGTAGCAGATGAAGTCTGCATCAATTAATAGTTTCATGACCAAAATGTCTCCCAGCCTTGTGGCTCTTTGCGCATCACCCATCGGCATTCCCAGGTATCTGGGTTGACTAACACACGCGCCACAACCGCTTTGCGATTTCCGTAGCTTTTGTGAGACTGTTGGACCTTGCAAAACTTCATCATCTTTACATCAACATGCAGTGTTTCGCCTTTGTAGTGCAAGACTAAATCTGTCTTACCTGTAGCTGAAATGTTTTTGTAGACTTCTGCACCACGTTTCAGTGCTTCAGACATAACAACCTGTTCAGCAATATCACCAAGCCTGCGTGTATCAATGCGTTTCTGCCCAGGATTTGCCTTGTGTTGCTTCGGCTTCGATTGGACAGCGGAGGTTGTAATACTCTCCTGCAGTTCTAGCTGTATATTCAAGAATAAATTTTAGTTCGGGTGAATGTTTCGGGTCGCACTCGTATTGGAGTTCATCGTGAATGTACCCTAGTTGATGTGCCTTCAAGTTTTTCTCTTTCATTAGCTCGTATGCTTGATACAGCCAACGACGCGAGATGACTCCAGCCGATGACTGGCAAATGTAGTTAAGGCACTTGTGTTTGCTGTCTACAACAATCTTTCTTCGGTCAATCGAAAAGATGTAACCACGCTGAGCTGCTGCGTTGACACCTGCAAGTAGTCTGTCCATGCCAGGAATTGCTTTGACAAAGGCATCACGTATCTCTGCTCCTTTCTTCTTTGCCTTTTCTTGTGTTAATGAAGAGTCAAAGCTTAGTCCGATCCCGGTATCAGATTGCCCATAGAGCCATCCGTAAGTGATTGTTTTAACTTGTTTCCTTGAGATTCCAATTGCGTCGGCATTGACCTGATGAATGTCTCCGTTGAGAAGTATTTCCGCATAACGTCCGTTGTCAAACTTTCCCAAGAGATGGGCAAGTACGCGCAACTCGATAGACTTAAGGTCAGCCCCGACCATAACAAGACCCGGAGAGGGTTTAAATAATTGTCTAATTTCATGATCACTCGGAGTCTGTGAGATGTTTGGCTTTCGGTGACTAGCTCTGTGGCTATTTGTTGTTATGGAGCAGTGATGGTGAATACGACTAGATTTCGTAACAAGCTTCAGCCATGCGTTCACGCCGTTCGAGAGCATCCCAAGCATTTTCGTTACCGTCAATGCTCTCAGGAACAGCATAGAAATCTCTGACCCGATCTCCTTCAAGACTGGTTCGTCGATAACTGCTTTGCCCTCTTTCGTCAGCTTGTCTGGCTTCCAATCGTAGTGGTTTTGTAGTATCCATGAGATGTGATCTCGGCTTGTAATATTTGTTTCCGTCAGTCTGGTAAAGGTTGCTCCGGAAACATATCCGCTAGTTTTGTTATCTCTTTTTGGAGTAAACTCTTTTCCAGCGACGTAAGCGTGTCGCCTGAGAACCTCTTTTTCAATAGTGCGAAGCTCTTGTTCGAGAGACGATGCAAGTTTCCATGCAACCCTTTCGTCGAAATACCATCCATGTCTTTCTTGTTCAGCTAAAATTGTTGCTACGTTGTGCTCTAGCTCGACCCAATCAGGTAGGGTACAAAATGGGTACATAGTCGGGTGGTGGTTTTAACGTCTTGTACGCAGTAGTCCTGCATTTCTTGTGACCACTCTTTCCAATCAGTGGTCTTGCCAAACTCTCCTTTGTATTCAGATAGTCTGTATCCCCAAGCTTCTAAACTGTGCCGTGAATACAGTTGTGTTGGCATCCCAGACTTATTGCGTCGTTTGTCGATCGCCATCATGTCTGTGTGGTACAACCTAGACAGCAATAGTGTGTCTACTACTTTGCCAACAGGATTGAACCAAGGATAAATCTTTTTGATGATGGGTATGTCAAATCCAATGACGTTGTGACCGACAATCAGGTCAGCAGTTTCTAAGACTTGCACACCCCTAACGATTGGTTCTTGTGATCCAACATCGTTGTATGTGAGTGTTTGGTCTGTCAGTGTGTCATAGATTGCAATGCAATGAATACATGTAGCTTCATTTAGAAGACCGTTGGTCTCCAGATCGAATACCAGCATTCTTCCAGTGGTAGGTTTTGTCAATGAACTTTGCCTTTGCAACCATCTCAGGTGTTGGCGGCTTTGGCGGAATAGCAATAGCTGCTTCGTGTGGAGTGTTGCAGTCAGAAATCCGGCGTGTCATCAAAGTAATTTGTTTCAGTAAATTTGCACTTCTCTTTGTCGTATTTCAGTTGACACGCGATACCAGTTTCGCCTGTATAGCGATTTTTAAGGACTCGCAGTGTCGTATCAGACTGTTCAGGTCCGCTGGACTGCTGGTTGCGTTCGAGGCCAATAACTGCGTCAGCATCT